AAGCATTCTCAAAGATTATTAAGGAGTTTGCATAATGGCAACCGATTCCAGAACGCTTAAGTTAGCGATACTTGGTGAAGTCAAAGACCTTAGTGCAAGCCTTACTAAAGGAACGAATGACGTTCAAAGCTTCGGCGACAAGCTAACAAAGTTTGGCAAAATCGCTGGCGCTGCATTCCTAGCCGCTGGCGCTGCCGCAGTTGCTTATGCTGGCAAATTAGCCGTAGATGGGGTCAAAGCGGCCATCGAAGATGAGGCTGCACAGTTACGCTTAGCCGCATCGCTTAAGAACGTTACAGGGGCGACTGACGCCACAATAGCGGCAACTGAAGATTACATTTTGCAGACTTCCCTAGCCACTGGCGTTACAGATGATGAACTTCGACCTTCACTAGATCGTCTAGTCCGGTCAACTCAAAATGTTGCCGAGGCCCAAAAACTACAAAGTCTAGCCCTAGACATAGCGGCCGGAACTGGTAAGTCGCTTACACAAGTGTCTGAAAGTTTGGCTAAAGCGCACGATGGAAACTTTGGCGCACTTAAGCGTCTGGGCGTTAGCATCGATGAAAACATTATTAAGTCTAAGGACTTTGATGCTGCCACTGCGGTTCTCGCGTCAACTTTCAAAGACCAGGCTTCTATTCAAGCTGATACTTTCAGTGGAAAGATGAACAGACTTAAAGTCGCATTTGATGAAGGTAAGGAAACCGTAGGCGGTTTTATCCTAGATGCCATAACTCCTATGGTGTCGTTATTTGTAGATAAAGCCATTCCAACTATTTCTGAATTTGCTGGAAACCTCAAGGACAATGTTCTACCAATTCTGACTTCAATTTATGAGTTTGTTAAAGGGTTCTTTACTCCAATTGTTGAAGGTATTAGAGAAGCGTTTGCCAATGTCTCTAAGGCAGTAAGTAATAACTCTACTGAACTCAATAAGTTCTTTACATTTGCTAAGGCTATCTTTGAATTCGGAAAGACTTACTTAGCGCCATTTATAGGTGAAGTTCTAGGAGCTGCGTTCAAAGTTCTAGGCGTTGCGATTAGCGGCGTTATTGGTTTCTTTTCTACCTTAGTAGATGTTATTGATCGTGCTTATAAAGCGATAGTTGCATTCGTTAACTTTGTTCGCAATAACCCAGTTACAGCAGCTGTTGGTGGAGTGTTCGGTGGTGGTCGTGCTGCGGGTGGACCGGTATCTGCTGGAACAACTTACTTAGTAGGCGAGAAGGGGCCAGAACTATTTACTTCTCAAACCAGCGGAACAATCATTCCTAATAACAAAATGGGTGGCGGCAACACAATAAACATTACAGTAAACGGCGCTCTGGATACTGAAGGAACTGCCCGGACAATTGTCGATATTCTTAACCGCTCACAAGCTCGTGGATCACTAGGCGCAGGGGCATTTGCTTAATGACTCAATGGAATCCAGTATGGCGAGTTATTGTTGATGGCGTTACTTACACAAACCTAACTCTATCTAACCTAACTATTAGCTCTGGGCGAACCGATATTTATTCGCAACCAGTAGCTGGATATTGCCAACTTGCAATTCTTAATTTTGACCAGGCTGTTATTCCAATGCAAATAAATGATTCAGTAACTGTTGAAGTCAAAGATTCAACCAATACGTTTGTGCCTATATTTGGCGGCACAATTACAGATTTAGCCGTAACGATAAACTCACTTGGATCAACAGATTACAACCAGCGCATCGAAATTACCGCCCTAGGCGCTTTAAGCCGTTTACCTAAGTTAACATGGGATGGAAATGTGGCTCGGGATTTTGACGGCGACCAAATGTATGAAGTTCTTAGCGCATATCTTTTTGCTCGTTGGAATCAAGTTCCTGCTGCTACTCAATGGTCAACTTTTAACCCTACAACTACTTGGGCAAACGCTTTGAATACTGGACTTGGTGAAATTGACCGACCTGGCAATTACGACCTTGCATCGCATAACCACGATGAAATTGATGTTTATAGTCTAGCTAGCGAAATTGCTTTAAGTGGCTTTGGCTACTTGTATGAAAATCCTCAAGGCCAAATTTCTTACGCAGATTCAACTCATCGCACAGAATACTTCGCAGCCAATGGATACGTTGATTTATCAGCAAATGATGCTTTAGGAGCAGGTTTCCGGACAGTTACCCGTTCTGGCGATATTCGCAACCAGATAACGATTAAATATGGCAGCCATTCCGGGAGTTCCATAAGTGATTCAGATCTAGAATCTATTGCACTTTATGGTGGACTTGGTCAAATCATAGAAACAGTTTTGCATGATGCTAATGATGCTAGAGATCAGGCCGAATTTTATTTAAGCCTTCGTGCTTATCCTCAAGCAATATTTGATTCAATTACCTACCAACTTGTTAATCCAGAATTATCAAATGTAGATCGCGATGCTCTTATCAAGGTGTTTATGGGCTTGCCATTAAACATAACCGATTTACCTCCCAACATTTCAAACGGCGAATTTCAGGGCTTCGTAGAAGGCTGGACTTTCCGGGCCGGATACAACACTCTTGAAATTACCTTAACTATCTCACCACTGGCTTACAGCTTGCAAGCATTCCGATGGAATACAGTTCCAGCGGTCGAAACATGGAACACAATTAACCCAACCCTAGACTGGCTAAATGCTACAATTGTGGCTTAAGGAGAACTAATGGCAACTACAACTAACTTCGGCTGGGAAACCCCAGATGATACTGACCTGGTAAAAGATGGCGCAGCGGCTATTCGGACTGCCCTGGGCGGGGTTGACACTTCTTTCGTTGATCTTAAAGGTGGAACTACTGGCCAAGTATTGGCTAAGAATTCAAACACTGACCTAGACTTTACCTGGACAGAACAAGATGATACGACTCTTGCATTCAACGCCCAGACTGGAACTACTTACACCCTAGTTGCCAGCGATATAACCAAATTGGTTACAACTTCAAATGCTTCACCAGTAACAGTAACAATTCCACAAAACATATTTAGTGCTGGTCAGCAAATAAATATTCAATCAATAGGGGTTGGACTTACAACCATTTCAGGCGCATCAGTAACAATCACTTCAACAGGTGCAAGTGCTATTGCTCCCATTCTTAGAGCGCGTTATTCTGCCTGCACAATTATCTGCACTGCGGCAAATGTTTTCACAATCATCGGGGATGTCGCATAAATGACACCAATTCTTGGAATTGTGGCCTCATCGGTTAAGGTGAAGGCCGTAGTAACTGGCGGAACTTTAAGCAGTGATGCCACTTATTATTACAACACTTTCACTGGCAATGGAACTTTTACTTTATCTAATTTGAACTTGCTTGCAGACATTCTTGTTGTTGCCGGCGGCGGCGGTGCTGCTGGTTATTCAGGCGGCGGTGCTGGAGCAGGTGGATTATTAGCTTTTAACAGGACTTTAACACCAGCTTCGTATTCAATTACAGTAGGTTCGGGCGGCGCCGGTGGAGATGGCACTTCTGGCTCAACTGGGACAATCGGCCAAGATAGTCAATTTGGATCAGAAACTTTAGTTAAAGGCGGCGGTGTATCTGGCAAAGCTAATACCGCAGGTGGCAATGGTGGTTCTGGCGGTGGCGCTGGTGGTTCTGGTTCATCTCTTGCTGGCGGAACTGCAACTTCAGGACAAGGCAACGATGGTGGCGCTTCAGTATCTGGTGGAAATTACCCAGGTGGTGGTGGTGGTGGTAAAGGCGCGGTTGGAGCAAATGGTTCTGGTTCACAGACTGGCGCTGGCGGCGCTGGCGTTACTACTTATTCTTCTTGGGGTTTAGCTACTTCTACTGGTGAGAATGTTTCTGGAACTTATTATTACGCAGGCGGCGGTGGCGGTGCTGCAACTTTTGATGGCGCAAGTCGCGGCTTAGGCGGCGATGGCGGCGGTGGCAATGGTGGTGCAAGCGGTAATCCTGGTGTTTCAGGTGATGCTTCAACAGGTGGCGGCGGTGGCGGCGGCGCTCCATTCCAAAGTGGCGGCAACGGCGGCGGCGGAGTAGTAATTATTCGTTATTTAAAGACGGCGGTTTAATATGGCGCACTGGGCAGAACTAGACGAAACAAACAAAGTAATTCGAGTTCTTGTTGGAGATAACAATGATCCAGCAGGAGATGAAGGTTATCAATGGTTAATTGACAATCTTGGTGGAACTTGGATTCAAACAAGTTACAACGGGACTATTCGCAAAAATTTTGCTGGTGTTGGTTATCAATACGATGAAGTCACCGATGCTTTTTATGCTCCTCAACCTTACCCATCTTGGAAATTAGATAAAAAAGCACAATGGCAAGCACCAAAGGCTCACCCTAAAGATGGCCTTGCATATTCTTGGAATGAAGAAAATCAAACTTGGGATTTAATTAGTGAAACCATTCCTGAGTAAGTCTGCCGAAACTCTTAGAAGACAAATCAATCTTGCCTTCCCAGATAGAGATAAGCGTTCGGATGGATGGATCGGAGACGCTCGCCATTCAGCAACTAAGTCGGATCATAACCCTTGCATTTCTACGGGGGCGGTTCGTGCCCTCGATGTTGATAGCGACTTGGGTGGGGCAGCCAATAACGCACACTATTTGGCAGATCAACTTAGAATCTTGGGCAAGACCGATAAAAGATTAGCTTACGTAATTTATAACAAGAAGATAGCAAGCCCAATTCTTTTTTGGAAATGGCGGCCTTACAAGGGCTATGCTCATACTTCTCATATTCATATCAGCTTCACTGCACTGGGAGATCAAGACAAACGCAAGTTCAAACTACCAATCCTAGGAGAATAATGAATATCAAGAACCCTATCTTCTTAACTGCCGGAGCATTCCTCTCAGCTTGGGCAGCTTCTAACTTTGACATTGATTATCGTGCCATTCTTTGGGCAGTTCTTGCTGGCGTATTTGGATACGCAACTCCTAAGAAATGAACCAGCAAGATTTCTTCACGCTATACATAGCGACAGTTTCAGTTATCGGTGGTTTATCCGGTTACGTCATTACTCATTTACTGGGTGAAATTAAGCGACTTAATTCGCGTGTCGATGAGATTTACAACATACTCCTAGAGCGATAATTTAATTATGACTCGTAGAAAAGTTATTGACGTAACTGATTACTCAGCATTAGATCAGTATGCCATCGGCTTGAATGAATACTACAAGTCATTACGCAGGGCCGGGTTTAGTGTTGACCATTCTCTATATTTAATTACTGCCCCTCAAACCTATCCTGCGACGATACTGCCCCAACCGAATTGGTTGCCTGACCAGCCGGAGTATTTCGATGAGGATGATGAGGACTAACCTTGAAAAAAATAGTCGTAATATCGGACTTGCAAGTTCCCTATCATGACGAAAGAGCAGTTAGAAACGTTGCATCGTTTATTAAGCGATTCAAACCAGACCAAGTCATTACTATTGGCGATGAGATCGACCTACCCCAAATCAGCCGATGGACCGAAGGAACTCCAGGATGGTTCGAGCAATCATTGGGAGCTGATCGTGATGCGACTGTCGAGATATTGTGGGATCTTCAGGTAACAGACATGATTCGCTCAAATCACACTGACCGCCTATATAACGTAATCATGAAAAAGATTCCAGCATTTCTAGCATTACCGGAATTAAAGTTTGAAAAGTTTATGAAGCTTGATGAACTGGGTATTAAATTCCATCGCAAGCCATTAGAGTTTGCGCCTGACTGGATAGCCATTCACGGAGATGAGGGCAGCGTAAAGCCTACACCCGGTTTAACGGCCTTAGAAGCGGCTAGAAGGCATGGAAAGAGCGTGGTGTGTGGGCACACTCACAGAGCAGGGCAATCGGCCTTTACAGAGGCATCTGGGGGCGTTTTAGGGCGTGTTCTACGGGGTGTTGAGGTCGGCAACCTAATGCAATTTTCAAAAGCGGGCTATACCAAGGGCGTGGCTAACTGGCAACAGGCATTCGCCG